CATGGTTCAATTATATCATATAATCGAACGGCTGGGATGGTAAGACTCGAACTTACAACCCTTCGGTTAACAGCCGAATGCTCTGCCAATTGAGCTACATCCCACTATTTATTTTTTAAATAATCTTGCAAAAATATTGCGCCTGGGCTCATTGAACACAGGAATTTCGCGTTGCATTGGAACACATGCTTCCCCATTTTGAGACAATAGTTTTTCTAGATCTTTAAATTTAATCCAGCCAGAACCATTTACTCCATAGTCAGTACCCCAAGAATTTCTCCATCTAAATACTTCGTGACTTTGATTACCAAATCTTTTATTTGGATGGTATCCAGTAACAAGAATTGCATGTCCCCCAGTGGGTTGACCACTAACTTTTACCAATCCCCCTGGAAGTGTGTCATACATTCCATTAAACCAGGGAATACCAATTACAACTGGCCCCTCGGAGATTACAGCATCTCTTACGTCATTTAGCCCAAAGCACCAGCGGTATTCTCCAATGAATCCAGCCTTCTGCATTATCTTTGCACCAGCTAACACTGACGTACCCTCATAATCTTCACCAGGCCATTCGTCAATAGTCTTTGCTTCATTGTAAAAAGAAATCGCTAAAGAGTTTGCATAGTCGAACGATGGTTGCGCCCTTGGTGCTTCTGGCTCTGCTAGTAGCTCGCCTGTCCACGCAAAGCCCACACAAGCCCCCTCAGAGCCTTGATCTAAAACAATGCCCTCCTGCCATAGGGTCTGTTTCTTTGTAACATCTCTTTGTTTTAATATAGATCTAATGGCATACTTACGAGACTTAGAGTCGTGCTCTGATACCCAATCAAAAATTCTTTCAGTCATTTTATACCCTTCTTGTCCGTCAATTATAGCAGCTAAAGCTAGAAGTCCCAGTCATCGTCGGTTGTGCTCTCATGTTTCCCAATCACGTAGCTCGACCCACTACCGCTGAAGAAGTCATGGTTCTCATTAGCATCTGGAGCAAGGGCAGACAGAATAGCTGGATTAACCTCTGCTGTTTCTTTGGGAAACAACGGATCATATCCTAGATTCATTAGTGCCTTGTTTCCGTTATACTGCAAGAACTTCTTTACGTCTTCCGTCAAACCGATTTCATCATATAGGTCTGCACTGTACTTGCACTCATTGTTGTATAGTTCCATAAGAAGGTCATAGGTATACTCTTTAAGCTCTTCCTGGCGATCCTGTGGCTGCTCAGCTAGTGCCAGCTGGTACTTGTATCCAATATAGTACCCGTGAACAGCCTCGTCACGAATAATTAATCTAATAAGGTCTGCTGTGTTTGTGAGCTTGGCTCTACTGGACCAGTGCATTGGTAGGTAGAACCCACTGTAGAATAGGAAAGATTCAAGTAGGGTGGATGCGACCTTTCGCTTGAGGGGATCATCACCACGATAATAGTCCAAAATAATGCGACCCTTGTTCTGTAAATGTTCATTCTCTTCACTCCATCTAAATGTTTCTTCTATATCATCTGTTGAACATAGTGTGGAAAACACACTAGAGTATGACTTTGCATGGACACTTTCCATGAAAGCAATGTTTGTAATTACTGCTTCTTCGTGTGGGGTTCTGGCATCAGGCATGATAGACATTGACCCCACAGTACCCTGAATTGTATCGAGCAGTGTTAAACCAGTAAACACCCTCATAGTGAGTGTTCTCTCGTGCTCTTTTAAGCTAGCCCAAGACTGAATGTCGTTAGAGATTGGTACCTTTTCGGGTAGCCAAAAGTTTGCAGTTAACCTATTCCAAACATCTAGGTCCACCGGATCTTGTACAGCATTCCAGTTAATTGGTCTTACAACATGCATGATACGCACTCCTCTACGTCGGTTCCTTCTAGGGCGAGCTGCCTAATACGAATATAATAAATTGTTTTAATACCCTTCTTCCATGCATAGATCTGAGCACGGTTTACATCACGGGTGGTGGCGGTGTCCTTGAAGAACAATGTCAGAGACAGCCCTTGGTCTACGTGCTGTGTTGCGGCAGCATAGGTGTCAATAATTTTGTCTGGGCCAATCTCATACGCATCGTCAAAGTATTCTAAATTGTCGTTGTTTAAGAATGGTGCGGGATAATAAACACGACCCAGTTTTCCTTCTTTACGAATTTCAATCTTAGAAGCAATAGGATGAATAGAGCTAGTACTATTGTTAATGTAGCTGATTGATCCTGTTGGTGGTACCGCCTGAAGATTCTGATTATACAGACCATACTTCATCACAGATTTCTTGAGCTTGGCCCAATCATCCTGTGTTGGAATATCAACCTTTGAATCCTTAAATAGTTTTTCTACCTTCTTTGTAGCAGGCTTCCATTCTGATAAGGTGTACTTATCAAAGAATTCTCCTGTGGCATACTTAGAGTTCTCAAAACCATCGAATGGGTTTCCTGTCTTCTTGGCCATCTCATTAGAAGATTTGATAGCATGGAAAGCAACGGTATAGAAATAAATATTAGTAAAGTCAATACCCTCTTCAGATCCATAGTGGATTCTTTCTTTGCCAAGGTAGCCGTGTAGGTTCATCTGTCCTAGACCAATAGCTCTAGACTTCTTGTTACCCTCGGCAACTGACATTACGGACTCGATGTAGCTAAGGTCAGCAACAGATGTCAGAGCCTTTATGGCTGTGTCAATTGTCTTGCCAAAGTCTGGCGATCCCATAGCGGCAGCAATGTTTAGTGATCCTAGGTTACAGCTGATATCCTTACCAACCTTGTCATAAGACAGGTCTGCGTTATATGTTGTGGGAGTGTTTACCTGCAAAATCTCAGAACAGAGATTGGACATATTAATACGACCAGCAATTGGGTTAGCCTCGTTCACGGTGTCTTCATACACAATGTAAGGGTATCCCGATTCGAACTGTAGCTCTGCAATGGTCTCAAATAGAAGGCGAGCCTTCATCTTCTTCTTACGAATGTCTGGATTGTCTACCATTTCCTGGTACTTCTCAGTAACAGAGATGTCTGACATAGGCATTCCATATACCCTCTCAACGTCGTAAGGAGAGAACATGTACATGTCGTCGTTATTCTTAGCCAGCTCAAGCGTGATGTCTGGAACAACTACCCCCAGACTAAGAGTCTTAATCCGAACCTTCTCGTCAGCATTCTCTCGCTTGGTGTCAAGGAACTGCATAATATCTGGGTGGTGTGCATTAAGATACACCGCGCCCGCACCCTGACGGGCTCCAAGCTGGTTAGCGTAACTAAAACTGTCTTCTAATAGTTTCATTACTGGCAACACACCAGAGGACTGGTTTTCAATCTTCTTGATTGGTGCCCCTGACTCTCGTAGATTTGTTAGGTTAAGAGCTACACCCCCGCCTCGCTTCGACAACTGCAGCGAAGAATTGATGCCGCGTGAGATCGACTCCATATTATCTTCGATACGAAGCAGGAAGCAAGATACAAACTCGCCCCTCTGCTTCTTGCCCGCGTTAAGGAAGGTTGGTGTAGCTGGCTGAAAACGCCCAGAAATAATCTCATCGACGAGATCTTGGGCAAGCTTTTTGTCGCCCCTAGCAAGCATTAGGGCATTCATGCATACGCGGTCTTAAAATCTTTCGAGGTAGCGTTCACCATCAAAGGTCTTCAGGGCGTAGCTGGTATAAAACTTAAAAGCTCCCAGAAAGGTGGGGAAGCGGAACTTATATTCATATGCTTGTTTAAACAATGACTTTACGAACTCAAAGCCGTACTGATCTAAGATTTCTGTGTCGTAGTATTCATTCTCTACAAGATACTCCAGCTTCTCTTCTAGGCTGTGAAAGAAAACAGTATTAAGATTAACGTGGTCTAAGAAGTAGTGCTTAGCCGCTAGCTTGTCCTTGTCAAATTGAATCTTGCCGTCTGGCCCATAAAGGTTCAGCATTGCGTTTAGTTCGTGATAGCTATAGTTCTTATCCATAAAGTAAATTGAGCCTTTCTTTTACTGTCTTTACATCGTCTTCTGTGCCAAATATTTCTACCCTCGCAATGACTGGCACACCTGTCTTTGCACTAATTAAATCTGCGGCTCTGCAAAAGTGCTCACCGAAGTTTGTGTTTCCAAAACCAACAACACCACGCAACAACGCACGGTTCTCTCTAACGTTTAGAAAAGATCGCACTTGTCGGGGTATTGCTGCTCGTCCCTCGCCACCGCCGTAAGTAGGTACCAGAAGGACATAAGGGCGATCAACGGTAATACCACGATCGCTCCTATCAATAGGTATCCTAATAGCGTCATTTTCACTGAGCCTCTCCACGAATCTTTTAGTATTTCCAGAATAGTTCGAGAAATATACAATGTCAATAGGTAACAATTGTACCGCCCTTTATACTAAATCTGGTGTTTGAATCTTAAAGTATGCCCAACATTTTGTGTTAGACAAGGCCAAAACGATCTAAGTAGTCTTTAACATCGTCTGGAATCTCTTTGGGTTTATATTGTATCACGTTGTCTGGAAGGTCCGCAACATCAACCTTGGGACGATCCCTAAATGTATGAATCTCTACCTCAAGGTTTGTGTTTCTGGGCGTGTGAGAGATAGCATTAAAGATTGATCCGCACACAGCATCCGCCAAGTCCTTTGACTTTTTACGAGGGTGGTCTACCCTGTTGTTTCTCATAATCTTAAGCTCTGTTAGTTCTTCAAACAACAAATCCATCGAGGGCATAACAACACGCTCTTCGTATACCAACATTGCCATATCCTCATAATGTTTCTTGGCTACCGACAGGGTTTCTGTTCTAATACCCACAGCCTTTAGCTCATTCTGAATATCAAATGATTGCCAGCGGTCAAAGGTGACTAGTCCGATGTCGAACCCCAGCCTTCTAAGGTTTTGAATCCACTGCTTTACTTCTGAAAGATCGACGGGGCCCTCTATCCTTGGCTCCCAATAAACTACGGCATCGACTACAACAAATGGGACAACCTGTTCATAATCTTTGATTACCTGTATATTTACCCACTTTTCTACGTGAGCAATTGCCACAGCACACTTGTCATGCTTTTGTGCAAGGTCGGCGTGGACATAGTACTTCTTGTCTGGGTCTGGCTTAAACGATTCGTCAAAGCGCTTAAAAGTATCGATGGGGTTTCTGCCAGTCATACATGCTTGAACCTTTTCTCTTTGTTTAAAGAAAGCATCTGAGGCAAAAGTTGGAACACACAAGAAGCGCATCATTGCGTCTCCAAGGTCTGTATAGAATGCTAGCTTGAAGTCTTCGATAGATCTTGTAGGATTTACTTCCCAAGTAGGTCTTTTAAGGGCAAAGGTGTTGGGATATTTATAAGAGACAATGTGCTCTTCGTCCCAGGTTATCTCTAGGTTGTTACCCTCGGCGTCTTCTGGCAAGTCTGGATTTAAAATAAACTTATGCTGTTTTTGGATAGTGTCTTTTTCAAGTATGGCTTCCTCGTATTTTTGAGAAATGAAGTCTCCTGGATACCTTGGGAAGGATAGAAGCACTACTTTGCCCAGGTCTGGAAAACGAGAGTCTACAGTACCACGAAAGGCCTTGTAAATATTATCTGCGGTCTTTCCTTGGTCATTACCGCTGGCATTTTCGGTGGCAAAGCCAGAGATCTCGTCAAGGACTGCCACCATAAGGTTTAGACCCTCGTGTGATTCACGCTCAGAGTGACCAGAATAAACAGTAATAGATTTATCAAAATCAATGGAGTCCATCTTGGCGTAGTACTTGCCAGCAAACCAAGGAGACTTTTCAATCTTTGTTTTAAAACCTTTAAAGAAAACGTTCTTAGCCTGGGCAGCGTTAATAGCGATATTGATAATATCAATAGCGTCACCAGATGGCTTACCGTAATACCTGGCGGGATCTTTAAGACATAGCAACTTGTATACGATGTATGCTACTGCAACTGTAGAGGTAAAGTCTTTACCACTACCCTTGCCTAGCTGCAGAATGATTTCGTTCTTTGTAAACTTCTTATAGTATCGACTACCCTCTTCGTGACCCATAAGCTCTACAAGATCTTCTTTCTTGTAGATCTGACTCATTGCCTCTACGATGTCATACTGAATTGGAGAAAGTGGAGGCTGATTGAGGAAGGCTTCGTCTTCTACAAAGGTCTTAGCATCCACAGGAATCTCTTCAAATGGATTATCTTTAAGTACCTCTAGAAAATCATCAAACATTGTTTACAATTGTTACCGTTTCATTTAGCTTTTCAGAAGCTTCTGACAGCCTCTTCATAATCTTATCTCTGATCTCTGGATGTTCTGCAGCTACGTCTTTAAGAATACCCATAAGGATATCTTGCCTACGCTCGATCTCTAGCATCTCTTCTGCCAGCTCCTTATTCTCAAGTAGGCCAGCCTTCTGTAGCATTTCAATACGCTTG